TATCGCATCGACCCCGTCGATACGCCATTCATGAGCGGCGTCGACAAGGAAAAGGCGGCTGCCGTCAATCACGAATGGCAGACGCAGGCACTTGCGCCTGCCGACAACACCAACGCCCAGCTCGAAGGCGATGATCCCAACACCAACACGACCACGCCGACTGTTCGCCTCGGCAATCTCTGCCAGATATCGTACAAGGTCGCGCGGGTCTCGGGCACGCAGCAGGCGGTGGACCACGCCGGCCGCGACAACGAGCTCGCCTACCAGGAGATGCTGAAGGGTCTCGAGCTCAAGCGCGACCTCGAGACCATCCTGTGCGGGACCAACCAGTCCAAGGTCGCGGGCAATACCACAACGCCGCGCAAGAGCGCATCCGTCCTGTCGTGGATCTTCTCGAACACCTCGAAAGGTACGGCCGGCGGCGCGGCGGACCCGGCAGCCGCCGACGGCACCGGCACGCGAACGGACGGCACCCAGCTCGCCTTCACCGAGGTGCGACTGAAGACGGTGCTGTCCTCGATCTGGGGAAATGGCGGCAAGCCCAGCACCATCATGACCGGCGCCTTCAATAAGCAGGTGTTCTCGACCTTCACCGGCCGATCCACCGCGATCGAGGAGGCGAAGTCGAAGAAGATCGTAGCTTCGGTTGATGCTTATGAATCCGACTTCGGCAAGCTCAAGGTGGTCGCCAATCGCTTCCAGCGCCCGCGTGACGTCCTCGTGCTCGAGATGGACAAATGGGCAGTGGCCTATCTCAACGGCCGCAACATGATCTCGATTCCGCTGGCGAAGACCGGCGACTCCGATCGCCGCCAGATCCTGGCGGAATATGCGCTGGTTGCTCGTAACGAAAAGGCCTCCGGCGGCGTGTTCGACAACACCACCTCCTGAGCGATCTCGACCATCTACTTCACCTCGGGGCGGCCTTTGGGTCGCCCCATATTTTTGGAGATCCAAGATGCCGCTTCCCGGCAATCGCACCATCAATACTGCCGACCTCACGGCTTATACGCCATCCTGCGGCGCCAGCCCCGTCGCCGCCTATGTCCGCGCTCCCTTTCGCTGCCGATTGCTGAAGGTCACCGGCATTCTCGGCGGTGCCCTCACAACCACCGACGGGACGATCACCGTATCGGTCAACGCAGTGACGCTCGCGACATTCGCCGTTCCGCAGGCGGGATCAGCCGCCGGCCTGCTGTTCTCGGTCGTCCCGCCGTCGCCGACTTATCTCAACGAGGACGACGTGATCGCGCTGACGCCTTCCGGCGCCGCCGGCGCGGCCGTTCCGATGCATTTCTCGATTTCAGTGAGGACCGCCTGACATGCCGTTCTTCTCCAAGCAAAATTCCTCGCGCGTCGGGCCGACCCAGACGATCGCCTATGACGGCAGCGTCGGCGCGACCAACCCTTTCGGGACAGAGACCTACCAGGTGCGCCTGGTCGCCAATTCCGGCTGCAGCTACCGCATCGGTGATGGGGCGCAGACCGCGACCATTTCGGATCCATACCTTCCGGCCAATGTCGTCGAATTCGTCACGGTCAGTCCCGGCCAGCGCATTGCCGCGTTGAAGGCCGCTACCAACGGTCTGGTCACGGCGACGGCGGGCACACTCTGGATTACGGAGATGTCCTGATGGAAGGCGTCCTGATCCGGCCTCATCTCGACAGCAATGGCCGCGACCTCGCGATCGAGCATGTCCAGGACGTCGCGCCGATCCTGGAGTGGAACAGCCAGGCGCGCAGCGACGAGCAGCGTAGCGAGTGGGGACGACACGTCGCCCGCATTCCCAACGTCATCTACGTCAAATGGTTCAACGAGGAGCATGCCAGGGGCAATACCTCGTTGCGGCTGTTCACGCCTGAATTCGATGCGCTCGTGCAGACCAAGCTCGACGATCCCGAATGGGCCTATTTGCGAACCGACAAGCCGAAATTGCAGGCTGGTTGGTCAGCGGAGCTCTCGTGACCCAGATCATTGATTACACGTCACTGCAATCGGCAGTGACCGAATATCTCGCGCGCGACCAGGACACCACGCTGATCGCGCGAATCCCGACCTTCGTCCAGCTGGCGGAAGCCAAGTTCAATCGCCAGCTGTTCGTGCGGCAGATGGAGCAGCGGGCGACCGCGCTCGTCGATCCCGGATCGGACGAGCCAGAATTCATCTCGCTGCCGTCGGACTTCCAGTCCATGCGCCGGGTTCGGCTATCGAGCGTGACGGGGAAGCCGAGCCTCGAATTCAAGTCGGGAACGCAGATGGACGAATATCGCTTCGCGACGTCTGACGTCGCTGCGCAGCCGCGATACTTCACCGTCTTCGGCAACGAGCTGGAGCTCGCGCCGACACCCGACGCAGCCTACACCATCGAGATGGTCTACCGGCAGAACGTGCCGGCGCTCGCGTCGAACGGCAGCAATTGGCTGCTTGCGATGGCGCCAGATCTCTATCTTTACGGCGCGCTGCTGGAGTCAGCTCCGTATATCAAGGAAGACGCGCGCATCCAGACCTGGGGTCTCGGCTTCACGACGGCCCTCAACGATCTGAACAACCTCGGACTGACGTCGACTTTCAATACAGGGCCGATGACGGTGCGCGTCTCGGGTCAAGTCATCTAGGACATCGCAAACATGGCAAGCTTCAACAAGTTCTACTGCTTCGTGCAGGATGTCGCGAACGCGCTGCACGACATGAAAACCGGAACGGCGCAGGTCTACAAGATCTACCTCACCAACACGGCGCCTGCCCAGACCAACACGGTCTACAACACGCCTGCGGATCTTGCGACCGGCAACGGCTACACTGTTGGTGGCAACAGCATCGCCACGACCACGGGAGCGCAGACGACGGGTACGTTCAAGTTCGTCGGCGGAACCAACCCCTCATGGACTGCATCGGGCGGCTCGATCGGACCGTTCCAATACGCGGTGCTCTATAACTCCACATCGTCGACCAAGCCGCTCATCGCCTGGTGGGACTATGGCACCCCGATCACGCTGACCAACGGCAACACGTTCACCGTCAGCCTGGATGCGGCCAACGGCATTTTGACGATCAGCTGACATGGCAGCTTTCCTGGACAATTGCCGGTTTATTCCCTCAACCGGCGGAACGACGGACTGGGTCTATTCGTCCGCGGTCAGCGGCTCTCAGTCACCATCCGCTGCGGGCGCTGTCGATGGCCGCAAGTACAAGTTCCTCGCGATCAGTTCCGACCTGACGCAGTGGGAGATTGCGGAAGGCGCTTACACGTCGGCCAGCGGATCATTTGCGCGCACTTCTGTGCTCTACAATTCCGCTGGGAGCGGTAGCGCATCGGGGCAGAGTGGCGCGGGGACCAAGATCAGTTTCACCGCAGCGCCCAACGTCGCCATCGTCGGTATCAAAGAGGATCTGATCTCGATCGAGGAGGCAAACAGCTTCACGATCGCACAGCAGAACCAGGTTCAGAAGAACATTGGGTTGCCGGCCATCATGCGCGGTTATATCGACGGCCTCATTCTCTCAACCGCAGGATCAAGCACCATGTTTGCGGTTGTTCCGGGCGTTGCCGCAGACAGCACGAATGCAGATATGGCTACGCTCGCGGCGGCGATCTCGAAGACATCGGGCGCGTGGGCTGTTGGCTCCGGAAACGGCTCTTGGGACGGGACAGGCACCAACCCGGCCAGCAACGCGATTTGGCAGCACGTCTTTCTGATCAAGCGCCCTGACACCGGCGTTGTTGATATCCTGACTTCGGCGTCTGCTACCGCGCCCACGCTGCCCACGAATTACGCACTGTTTCGCCGCATCGGCGCGATGCTCGCCAATGCGTCGGGGCAGTGGAGAAAGTTTCTTCAGGTTGGTGATCAAGTCTTTTGGGACGTGCCTGCGGCCGATGTGAACAATGTCACGAACAGCACGACCGCTTCGCTGCGAACTTTGACGGTGCCGACCGGCATCCAGGTGCTGGCGTTCGGCTCTGGTGGCGTCGCCGCTGCCGACAACAACTTGATCATCACCTCCCCGAGCCAGACGGACACGGCGCCCGGCAACAGCACTGGCGAGTACCGAAACGGTAGCACCTCATTCGTGCAGGCGCCGATGTGGCCCATCCAAACCAACACGTCCGGCCAACTGCGCTTCCGATCCGACGGCACCACCGGAAGCTTCTATTTCAACACTTGGGGTTGGATCGATACGCGGGGAAAGAATAGCTAATGTCGCTCCTCGGATTCGACGCGCTCGGGCGCTGGGCACTCGGCCAGCTCCCGGCCAACGGCAATCTCGCGCTGATAACGAGCGCGGGCTCGTTCGCGCTGGTCGGACGAGCGGTGACGTTCAAGACGTCGGAAGCGGCCGTGGTCGGCTCGTTCGCGCTGACCGGAATTCCGTCAGCGTTTAGCATTGCGGAGTCGGCAATCGCCGGTCCGTTCGTCGTCGCCGGAATCCCGGCGGCATTCAAGCTTGTGGAATCTGTCACATTTGGAAGCTTCGGGCTCACGGGACTTCCGAGCAGCGTCGTCGTTGTCGAGGCGGCGGCGCTGGGCTCATTCGCGCTGTTCGGGTTGCCTGGCTTTGGATCAATCACGTTTGCCGCCGCGCCTGCGCCCTTCACGATCGCAGGCACGGCATCGACCTATGCCAGGGACCACGAGGCCTGGGTCCGACGTCCCTTCGGTGGGATGGCGTGGCAAGCGGAGCTGGTGGGTTTCTCAACCAGCTGGAGCGATGTCGCGCCGCCGTCAAGCGCCTGGGCCGGCGAAGCCGCGCCAACAGGCGTGTGGACGCCCGCTGCAATTCAATCCGAGCCCTGGACGATCGAATAATGCCGCTTCTTTCCTATGGCGACTACCGCCCCGACGTCAGCGACTATGAGGGGCAGGCCACGCGCAACATCCTCAACGTGATTCCGCGTGGCGATGGCTACGGACCGTTTCCGTCCTTCTCGGCCTATACGTCGGCCCTGCCGGGGGCATGCCGCGGCGCATTCTACGCGCTGAAATCGGACGGGACGGTTGTCACCTTCGCCGGCACGAGCACGAAACTCTACAGGCTGAACAACATCGACTTCACCTGGACGGACGTTTCCAAAGGCGGCGCATCTTATTCGGCGCTATCAGCCACGGCGCAGTGGCAGTTTGCCCAGACCGGCAATTTCGTGTTCGCGACGCAAGCCAATTCGGTGCTGCAAATCTTCGATCTCTCCTCGTCGACCGCGTTTGCAGATGCGTTGGGCGCGCCGCCGCAGGCTGCCTATATCAGCGTGGTCGGACGCTTCCTCGTGTTGTCAGGATTGCTGTCGACGCCGTACCGGATCCAGTGGTCGGGGCTGAACAATTTCAACGCCTCCGACAGCTGGACCAGCGGTATCAAATCGTCGGACTTCCAGGACTTTCCGGATGGCGGCATCGTTCGCGGCGTTGCCGGCGGTGAATCCGGTATTGTCTTCCAGGACCAGGCGATCCGCCGCATGTCCTATGTGCCGGGTTCGCCGATCATCTTCCAGATCGATCGCATCACCCAGGACAAGGGGCTGTACGCGCCATACTCGATCATCCGGGCCGGCGAGCGCATCTTCTTTTACGCCGGCCAGGGCTTTCACAAGATCGAGCCGGGCGGCGTGCCGGAGCAGATCGGACGCGAGAAAGTCGACCGCACCTTCCTCGCTGACCTCGACAAGGGCAACCTCCAGCTCTTCATGGGCGCGGCCGATCCGCGCTCGACACGGGTCTACTGGGCTTACAAGTCGGTGTCCGGCACGGTCGGCACCTACGACAAGCTGCTCGGCTATGATTTTCTGCTCGATCGCTTCTTCCCCGTCGCGGTGACGGGCGAATATCTGCTGGGCATCTCGCAGACCGGCCTGACACTGGAAAATCTCGACAGCATCTCCTCGTCGATCGACGCAATGACATTGACGCTCGATGCATATGCGACGGCCGTACAGCCGGAAATCGCGCAGTTCGGTGCTGATCACAGG